AAATTCATATTGTCCAAATCCCTTCATTTTCCACTGGGGTCTGCCGTATTTATCCTTTTTTTGATTACCTTCGTCATCGAGGACAGGTATTTTTTCTCTTTTAATTCCGGGTTTACCTAAACTTTCATAACTTTCTAGTATGCTAGCAATAACTCCGGGTAACTCTTGTGCTATTTTATATCTAATAAATGGGCTTGCTCCCTCTGTTTCATCATAAAGTGGATTTGATGGGTCAGTTGTTAAAATCTGCCCCGTCGGTAATAAGTTTCTGGTTCTCGTTTTTTGACCCTCTAGATTTCCAATGAAATTATCTTCTATGAGTTTATTTAACTTCTTTTGTAGTTCCTTTTTCCTTGTAGCGGAAATACCAGCATCTCTTAGAGCCTCTTCATACACAGAAGGGGGTATGTCCTTTAAAAGAATATTAGACCAACTCATATTAATCACCTTAAACTTCTTTCATTTTTTTACTCATTCTTGGGCCACCAGTAATAAAACCGGGAGCGCCGGGTTCTGCTTCTCGCTTAGGTTCTGTTGCTTCACCAACACCTGCGGGAACCATATTAGTTGTTGTTTTCTGAACGGGTTCGGGAGCATTTACTTTGCTCTCAAGTTTGCTTAATTGTTGTTTCATATCATTTAACTTTCTTTTAATCATATCAGTCATTTTATCATGCCTCTTTGTTTCATTTCTTGTTCTATTTCCATAATAAACTTTGTGTCCTCTGGGTTCATCATTCTCCTTCTTAAATTATTATACAAGTTTCTTAATGCTATATTATCTAACCTCTTAAAATCTGCTTTAAGAATATCTTCCCATTTCATCGTGTTTCAGTTCTCCTGTCTACGTTTTGGTTTGCTGTTCCTGCGGGAGAACCTGTATTTCTATTATCTAACTGTAAAGCAGTGCTACTTTTATTTCCTCTACCTTCTGTTTGTATAGGTTGTTTTGCCTGTTGCATCATATCTGCTTGCATTTGTCCTAAGTATCTAGCATCAATATCTGTTCCTGCATATGGGTCATTTGCTATTAGTCCACCTTCTGCCTGTGCTTGTTGTAGGGCTTCATCCGGTTTAACTAATTTCTTAAATACAAAGTTACCGTCTTCATCCATATCTACATCAAATCCTAAGTTCTTCATTTGTCCAGCAATATTAACTTCTGTTTCACGTCGCCTTAGTGCAGCAGTATCGTCTTCTTCTTCGGAACGTAATAATCTAATTTTCCAATCGGTTATACCAAATTGCTTTTCCATAAAAGGAAACACATATTTATTGTATACGCTTTGTGCTAACTCTACTGTTCTATTAGTAACAGTAATCTGTAATCCTTCGTTGTTTAATCCACCACCTGCCGTATTATCTGCCTGAAAAATAGGTGATATACCATAAAAAGCACCAATACGTGTTCGTAAATCATCCTTAACTGCTGTATAGTCCATCTCTTTTAGGCTTTGCATAAACGGAACCCACTTAACATCACCCCTTCCACCGGCTTCTGTTTCAATTCCCATAATAGGAATATAATGTGGGTCTTTTTCTAACTTCTCTTTAACGCCTCTCCAATATCTAATTAGAGAATCCATGTTATTTGTTTGAACTGCTAAGATACCTTTTGGTGTCCTAGCCTTACTATATGAAGTATTAATATAATTCTCCATAGCAATTAAAGTAGTAATATGGCTCCACAAAGTAATAATCGGGGAAGTGCCGTATAATCTACTTGGACTAAACTTACTCATGTGAACTACTTCTCCATCAATGTAATACTGTTCTTTACCGTGAACTCTGTTAGTATATACAACAGGGTGTAGTGAAGCATTACATTCAGGACATTGTTCGTAAGGGTCTTCTGTATATACATCTCTGTGAGTAACACATGTATAATGTGCTGTTCCTCTATCCCCATCTTCATCTACATCAATATACATAGTAAGTGGGTCACCCCGATATAGTTCTTTTACCTTATGTAGTTTAATATTACCTAACTCATCTACGTAGTATTCTTTTACAAATATAAGATACGCATCATCAGCAATATTTAAGTCGCGCTCTATTTCTTTTAGAACATCAACAAATAATTGGTCTGATTTATTCACATACCCGTTAATCATTTTTTCTGCATATTTTTTCTGCATAGGGTCTGGAACCTTAAAATCAAAACTACCACATGAAGTACACTCATCTACTTCTGATTGGTATTCTTCACCACATGCTACGCATTTTTTATAAAAAGCCTTTTCCCACATATAACCTCTACGAAAAATTTCTGTCTTAAGTTGTGTAATACAAGTTCTAACAACAACAGATTGGTCTGCTACATTGTATATAACTGGACCCAAAATATGTTGTGGGTGTTTCTTTTCTTGAATCCCTAAATTGTATACTTCCTTTTCTACAGGAGTAGGTGTTCTTCTCCTGATTAAATTACTTATTCTATCTCTTACTCCCATATTATTCCTCCTTTACAATTGATTCTAAATCATCCATTAATGAATTTTTATTATTATCAAAATACTTAACTACTTCTTCGGGGTTTACCCCATATTTATCTAACTCATAGGTGTTGCGGGCATCCTTCCAATTTTCATACTTAATAAGTTTAAAAATTTCAGATAACCTTTCTTTGGCCCACGGTTGATTTTTGTGATTTTTCTTAATTCTAATTGCTTCCTTAACTAGTTCTCCTTGACTCTTTTTCATTCTTAGGTGAGGAATACACTTATCTAATATTGTCCCAATATCATTAGCACTATAGAAATTAAGCCTGTGTTGACTTCTATTATTTTCTCCTGCCTTTTGGTCTAAGTGTAGCCTTCCACATTTTAGTTCTTTTTCTAATTCGGTAAAGAAAGCCTTTCCTCTAGTGCCTGTTGCTACCATTCCTACTCTTGGAGCGAACTTACTATCCATAGTTATGTAACCATCAGAATCAATAAATCCAGCCACGTAAGAATATAAATCTTTACGTATTAAATCTCTTATAAAATAATATTGGCTATCTACGTTAGTAGCACCAATTGTATTAGCCATTTTAGCAATAGTAGAAGGGCTAGAATATTTAGCATGTTTGTTGCTCATTTTAGATAATATTGCATTAGATGTAATTCCGGGGTTTTCACAAATAATTTGTGTAATTTCTAATTCTATGTTTTCCTTTCTAGATTTTCTAATGTCTTGATGTTTAATAGACCGTAACAAAGAGGATATTTCTTGTTTACCTTCGTTTATTTGTTTTGTTAATCTAGAGTATTCTTTACCATACTCTAAGTTCCTTCTATCTAATTTAGCATCCCACATCTTGCATAAATTATCAATTATAGCGTTTCTTCTATCACTATCTTTAATACTGTATAATTTTTTAATTTTAGATTCTGATAAACTAATATCATATAGAGGGGAAGTATATGGTCGTAACCAATAAATAGATTTAACACATTTACCTATGTATTCCTGATAAGCAGTAATTAGATGGTCTATACCTTTAGCAATACTATTACGTTGTTCGCCCTTTAGTCCTCTACGAATTTTTCTCATTTCTTTTACTAAGTCAGGAAGTTCCTTTTCTCCTACTATTGGTGAAGAAGGATATGATGGAATATAAGTCATAGCATCAGACAAGTTTACTCCACATAGAGAAGAAATATTTTTTATAATCTCCAGTTCGTTTCCAGATTGCATATCTAACCAGTCGTTAATTTCTGATTTAGTTTTAAGATTCTGCATAATTTTTTCCTTAATGGGTTCGACAGTAGATTCTTCCTGTTGCTCAACCTGTTGCCTTGCTCGGTCTAGTTCTAATAACTGTTCCCTAACCTCATCGGTATCGAATTTAATTAATTCCACGTATACCACCACCTATATACGGCATAGACGGGGAGCCATTATTAAAGATTCCCTCATCATCGAGTAACGTAAATACATCTGAAAACTTCTTTGTAGCATAATTAGCCAACGCTAAAGATATAACCATGTCGTCATGTGCGCCTACTCCTTCTATTTTCCCATTATGGTTAATACCAAACGCTTCTAGTTCCTGTATTAATTGCCTACATACGGTTTGTGATTCTTCATTCCCGTATGGAAAAATAATCTTATGATTATCAATATTCATTTGTAAATTTAGAATTATTTCTTGTTTCTTTTTTCTACTCATTGTAAATTCTTTAACAGGGAAATCGCTGATATTTTTTAACTCCATAGCAAATGCCTTAGCAAATGTATTAGTTTCAATCATAACAGTTTCAGGTTGGTATCTTCTACATAGGTCCATAATATGCATAATATGCTCTCTAAAATCTAACCCCTGCGCCCTAAATATCTGTACAATTTTTTTATTCATATCATCGTCAACCTCCAATACGGTCATAACAGTCCAGTCACCATTTGCTGATATTGCAGGGTCATAACCAATAAAATATCTAAGGTCGTCTGATGTGCGAGTAGAAGTTAAAACAGCATCTCTATCTTTACAAGCCTCTACGTGTTCAGGGTCGAATAACATTGTATTAGTGCTAATAGGAATACAAAGATATTCTCTAGTAAACTTACTAGAACCAATTTCTAATTTACGTTGTTCTAGTTTATCTTTATCCCAACGACCCGACCATAATGCTTCCCCTGCTTGATTAATAGCGGGGTATCTTTTTACATCGTATGCTGGATTTTCTGATAATTGTGCAAATATATCTGTATATGTAAATGGTGTTCCAACCATTCTAAGTGAAGCGGTATGATGTAGGGTAGGAATCATATCTCCCCAAAACCAATCAGTTACGCGTTGAATAGCATTCATTGAAAACTCTTTTAACGGGTCGTCAATAATAATTTCTTGAGGGTGAAGTCCACGAATCTGTGAACCAACGGAACGCTCAAGAATTTCATTTCCGTTTGTTAAGCGCATAGCACCTACGGCCCAACCTGCCTTGGGCTTAAATTTTTTAATTACTGGGTTGTTACTAAACATTCGGTCAATGTCTTTCATGTGAACCATTGTCTGTTTATGGTTAGAAGAAATGTAAAGCATCTGATATGGAGGCTCTTGAAATATTAATTGGTATACGCACCATGAATGAAAGAAAACAGATTTACCGTGGTCACGAGAACAAATAATTACTGTCCTATTTGTTTCTTGTACTTCTTGTAACCATTCTCTATGGAATGAAGCCATTTCATATCCTAGAACTTTAGTAAAGAAATATTCAAAATTACCATCGGACATCTTTAAATCCATATCGTAAATTAAGTTATCCAACTTTACCACCTTAATGTTTTAAGAAATTTTAAATGCTGTTTTCCGTATCTTCGTTCTGCTCCCAATACATTAGTAGGAAAATTTCCTTTTTTTCTACCTCTTTGGGATAATTCTAACGCGGCTAATTTATTTTTTTGTTTAGGAGTTTTAGCATGTTTATTTACATAGGCAACTATATTTTTAATGCTAGTTGGTAATCCGGGGTGATGTTCTTGAGTAACATTATTTGCTATGTAATCTACACCCGTTGCTGGTTGTCCTCTCGGACCTACTAATTTAAATGTATATGGGTGTTTTAAAAAACCAACCATAGCAAGATAAGGGTCTTTAGGGTGTTGACTTTGAAATGCTACCCATTCTCTAGAAGCATCTACTTGTTGTTCATCCCAAAACATATCAAGGTGTGGGTTTACTGAATAGTCGGCTGCGTGGCCCGCTTCGTGATTAATAAGAGCAACTACAAATTTTTGCAATTCTTCATCTTTAGGCGTTCTTTGTAATTTAGCCTTTAAATATTTATATACGGAGGACGGGTAAATTTCTATATTTCCCGTCCTTCTATCGTATATTCCTCCAGTGGTTCTACTCTGTATGTAATCAGGAATAAGCAACTTAAAATCAACATCTGCTTTAATGATACTCCATGCCTTTTGCATAGCACTGTCTTCTGTAGGACCTTTGTAAAAAATATTTGGACTTTTACCCTTTTCTTCATAAAAATCTAATGCTTCCTGCACTTGCGTTTGTATATTATCTGGAAGTAAATCTACTGTTGCTTTCGGATAAAACCTACCTACAAAATTAACCCACTTAGGTTGGCTATTATTTGTTATAGCAATAACCGCAGAACCTCCAAAAACTATATCTCTTTTAGGCCATAGTATTTCTTGTATGCCTTTTCGTTTATAGTCGGGAAAAGTTAAGGAACCAGCAGTTAAATATATATTATTAGTTATTTTAACCCACCCACACCAACCGGCTAAAATATCTCCATCCATAGCAACATAATACCCATCAGGAGTCCTTCTCGTAAAAGCAGGAAAAGCAGCATTTGTTGCTCTAGGTTTTCTAGTTGATTGTTTTGGTTTAATTTTCCATTTAGGATAAGAGTTATTATATAATTCTATAACTTCGGCCTCTGAAAATACTTTATCAGGAAATGTAATATTCATCTAAACATTCCCCTAATATGATACACTACTTCGTGAGGAATACCCAATGTAGATACTAACTCCTTCATGGTCATATGGGACTTAACAATAGTATCTATGTCTTTACCATAAATATCCAAACTATATTTTTTATCAATAGTATCAATTAGATATTCTATATCTTCAGAAGAATTTACATCTAAATACCCACTATAGATTGGTAGGTTATTGTGTTTTCTAATTAAATCATACGAATACAATACAGTCGAGGCAAGTTTCGTTAAGTTTTGCGATACTTTAGTTAAATTATCTACTATTCCATTTTGCCCATATATAAGACGATAGGCTGATTCGTCTTGACTCTGACCGGTAACAACATCTTCCGATTCAAAATATTCTACGATAATTGGTTCATTAAATAACCTATGTAAATTAACAAAAGATAAGTATAAATCTTTATTTTCATCTTTTGCGGAATCATAAGCATTAGCCCAATATTGTAATGGTTTTCCTCTAAATGTCGGTGACTGTGAATCATCTTTAGCAGCAACTGATTTACTCCAAGAATTATGCAGTATTGCTCCTAATAAAATTGATAAATTTCTATTTATAGGTCTGTATTTTTCTATTCCTATAGGTCGTATTAAGTTAATTATACCTGAAATAAATTTATCTGCGTTTTGTAGATTATCTGGATTATATCTTTCTATAAAACCTTGCTTTATTGTTTTTAGAAATTTATTCATATCTTGAAGTTGTTCCATACTAAACTTTGGGCGACTTCTACCGCTTGCTATTTCTTTAGTCACTAAAGTAACAGTATCATTGGCTAATAATCGTTTTAAAGCATTATATTCTTGACTCTTTGTAAAATTAGGTAGGTCATCGAAATTAACATTTTGTTCAATCAAAGCAGTAAAATAAAATCTTGTTAGTGCATCGGTTAATCCCGCAGTATTTTTTCCAACTTGTCCTTCGGGTAGCCTACGTACAGGAATGCTAGGAGTGCCTAAACCTGTAACTCTTTTTGCTCTCATTCTTTTTTGTTGGGGTACGGAATAAATAGTTTTATCATCACTCATGTACTTTTCAACATCATAATGATTAGTATAGAATCTAATTACTTCTGCAGTTAATTTATTTATCTCATTAACCATTTCAAGATAATTTTTTGCAATCTTTGTTGTTATAGTATAAGTATCTCCTTGTAACTCAGCAACTAAATATTCATAACTAGGTTGAACACTCTGATTATCTCCTAGGGCTTCAGATAATATCTTTTTAGATATTTCTGGACCATCCATAATAGCGAAACTGTATGTTTTACGATTAATAGGTTGGTATTTTTTAAGATTATCACTCATTATTTTTTTGTATTTATTAAACGACTGTCCAAGGAATTCTAAATCTTCCTCATCGACAACAGATTGTAGTTGATTAATAACTTGTTCTACCTTCGTTTCTATTTGTTCTGCATTCATTACTGTCGGAAATTCTTCGTCTTGTAAAATAATTGCTAATAATGGGTCTATAGATATGTTTTGTTTTTTAGATAACCAAACATCAGGCATTGAATTTATACCATCTCGTAATCGTTGTAATGGTGATTCGTTGGTTCCTGTTACGTCTCGTTGGTTTATTTCAGCACCATACCCAGTTTGACCACCCTCATCATCAAATTGTCCTATTGCTACGTAGTCGCTTTCTACTGCATCACTCAATTCATCCCTAATGTATTTATGTCTTAAAACATCTAATAAAATTGGATGGGTTGGGTCAAGTAGTTTCTTTAGAACCACTGGACCCATAGTAATAATATAACTAGGAATAACTTGTATGGCTTTTTCTTGACTATCGAGAGGTATAGTGCCTGATGCATTTATTTGATTAATTAATATTTCAAATTCCTTTTTTACTTGTTCCCAATATTTATATGTATTACCACGAGTTCTAAGGTCGGTTGCTCTAGTTGTAGTAATTTTAGAAGCAAATTCACTTAAATCTACCTTTGTAGATATTCTTTTATCTCTAGTAACACCGTCAATAACAGTAATAAAAAACTGTTGCTCCTTTGGTGTAAAAAATGGAATAGGTATTTCTGAAGAATAATCTCCTCTATTTATGTCTTGAATTAATTTTTTAATTTTTATTTTATTAGATGGTTTGTCTAATACATAATTATCTAGGTCGGGGTGATTTTGTCTAAGCGTATCGTGCAGCGAATCATACGTATACTGTGCTTGATAACTTTGTAAATCTTGTTTACCGTAGGATATATTTTCTTTAAAGGTATCAAAAACGGACGCTCTATGTTCTCTTATGTCTGATATTGCTTTGCGTAATTCTTCGATAGTAAAGTCACCTTCAATTAAAGGTGTTAGTTTATTTAAAGTGTTAGTCACATCTTGATTGGCTACTATTCTTCTCATAGCAGTATTTAACCCCTTTTGTAAATTTTTGTCCATTTATACACTTCCTTTATTTAAATTTATAATCAATAAGTTTTTTATCCTCTTGAAAATTTGCCCCTTTATACGCATAACGATATATGTATTCTTGAATAGTTCCTCTATCTTTTTGTTTGTATGGTTTTCTTCCTCGGATTCTCCTACTGGGGTCATCTTCTCGTTCTTTTATTCTAGCGATGTCTTCATCTGATAGCCTTTTTTTGTCCGGTATTCTTTCTATTGTTTTGAAGGAACTGCTCAAACTATATTTTCCTACCCCGACAGTATTAAGATTATCTTTAATCATTTCATACAGAGTTCTTATTATGTTTTCACCTGTTTGAACTATTGCTTCCTTTAACTCCTTATTAAAGTCGTCGACGGCTGAAACTACTTTTGATTGGTCAACTTCGGACAACGCTTCAAGGTTAGGAATAATTGAGTTATTTGGTTGTTCTATAAAAATATCTTCTTCAGATTCTTCCCATTCATCATAATATTTTAGTAATAATAACTCTCTAGTTATTTCATTTAGTTTATTAGTCAAAGAATTTAGTGCCTCTTTATTAAAACTATTTATAACATGAAAATATGCTTTTATTAAATCTATAGGTTTGGAAACTTCGGAAATTGTAGGGAATTCAACAATATCCGCTAATATACTATCTCCTAAGTTAACACCTGCTTGTTTGGGAAAAGCAAGAACATATATGGCCCTTAAATCAATAGAACTAGGAAATAATTTTTTAAGCATGGGTCCTAAGTCACCAACTCTTGTGTCTTGTGCGTAATCACCACTACCAAATTTGTTATCTTCGGAAGCCATCCATTTATTATACTCGGCTCTTAAACTACCGGCATCTCCTATTTCTTTTTTTGTGTTATCTATAATTTCTTGAAAATTACCACCTTGTCTTTTTACACGGTCTGCAGCAAATAACCTAATCATGTTATCGCGCTGACCAACTTCTATTCTTCTACCTAGTAAAGCAGCATAATTAGATTCAGTAAATATATCTTTATCGGGTCCATATTTTAAAACTCTATATAACATAAATAATGGAGAAGCAACCGTTGTTTCTTGAGCAACTGGTTTATCTTCTGTAGGTGTACCATATTCAGAACCCGATACCCTACTTTCTATATAAAATCTAAAATTGTTATCTCTTAAAGTCCAAGCGGTATATACATTCTGTACTAGTTTTTTAAACTTTTCTAGATTTGTGTGGTCGCTTTTCATAACGCGTAAGAAATCATTAAACGAAACTATTTGATATTCTCTTTGTGTTCTTGTGGTAGGTAAATTTTCTTCTCCTTTAGATTTAGCATGTATCATAATATCTTTGCGGGTAATTCCCGGTGCAATTGCTATTATATCATTTATATAAGTAGAATAATCCATTCCACCTGTTTTCATTAGCGCGAATAAAGAATCCATTAATTCTTCTCTATCCACATCTAGATTTAACATGTCTATAAATTTTTTTCGTTCACTAGTTTTTAATGTTCTATACCCTTCGTCAAGAATAGGTGTTAGTTCACTCATAGTTCTAGGGTCCTTTGCTAGTTTTTCAATACCTGCTCGTGCTTTATTTAACATAATAACAAAAGATAAGTTTTGTAATTTATCTTGTAGGGCTTGGGCGATTCTAGGAATATTTTTTTTATCTAATACTCCTTCGTTTATTTTTTCTCGGATGTTAGTATTACTGACTCTTTTATCTTCTTGAATTTCTTTTACTGTATTAGAAAATACTTCTGCTAGGTCAATAATTGTATTATCAAATGCCTTTCTTCCCGGTTTCTCGCTACGTTTTGGTTCCGCTATCGCTATCGCTCCGGGTGTACTATTTTCCCGAATTAATAACTCTTCCCACCATTGAATACCGTCTTCATCATCTGATTCTTCCGTCATTGTATCACCCTTATAGCGCGCTAATAGCGGCTACAAGAGCAATAGCAACAGGAACGGCCAGAAGAATATACCGCTTATATTGTGCGACCTTTGCTAGAATTTTATTTGCTGTAGCCTCATCAACTAAACCTAAATCTTCTAATTCTTCTAAAACTTCTTCGACCATATCTTCGGCCTTCTCAACTTTGTCTGTAACTTCTTTTTCTGTAGTCATTTGTTCACCTCTTATTGTTTAAATTTATTAGAGAGTCGCTTACCCTCTTTTTTATATTGATTAGATAGTTTCTTACCCTCACTAACAACATCTATTTTTTCTTCATCTGCTGAAGCCATTCTACTTCCGAATGCTACTGCTCCTGCTGTTGCCGCTAGTGGCGCTAATTTTTCTGTATCATCACTACCTTCTCTTAACTGCTTAAAATCTTCTGCCGTAATTTTTCCATCTTTATTGGAATCAATTCTATGTTGATTACCACTTAATTTCTTAATAATGTTAAACCAACTCATTCCTTAATTTCCCTCCCTTTGTATTTAATACTTTGAAAACGTTTCATGTCTCTAGCCATACGTTGTTTTTCTGTTGGAACTATTTGACGTAATGTTCCAACGTCTATTTCGTCTAGTAAGTCCTCTTGTAATTCTAGTTTACCTTCTCTATAATCAATGGTCCCAATAGGTTTAGGGTCACCACGACCTACGTATAATTGAAGATAATCTTCATCTTCTGCATCTATCATTAACATAGTTCCCGGTAAACTAATAGGTTCTGGACCTATTTCTGCTACACTAACAAACTCGTTTTCTTCCATTAGTTTATCAATACCTGTAATTACTATATCTTCTAATTGTGCCTCTAAATCAGTATACATTTTTCGTCGTCTATCATCGGGAGACAATTTAATAATACTGAACCAACTCATTCTCTCTTACCCTCCTTAGTTAGATAAGCGTCCATAGCAATATTATGTTGGCTGTCTAGAGTTTGTAATTCACGGCGATGAGCGAGTTCTGATGGGATTTCATTAATCTCATTAGATTGTTCGTTGCTCCAAAGGTCTAACATCTTAGTAATAATAAGTAAAGCCGGACCACCGATTAAACCTAATACGGCAGTAAACCCGTCTAAGTTTTGTAGAACAACATCAGGGTCTGCGGTAGCCATGTAAATAACATATGCTGCAAGACCTAACCATGTTAGTACAATCGGTACTCCCATAAGTAACATTAGTTTGTCGTTAAAACTCTTATCCTTTGGATGCTTAGACATACTATCTCCTTAACTAATGTTAGATATAAAGGTTATGTTCTTTTACACGCCTCATACTCGTTCTCTATACGTAATACTTTATTTAACATTTCAGCAATAAAGGGAGGGCTGGTAGTACCCATTCTATTTAAATCTTCTAGTATATCACGCATAAACTTAAACGCTTCACGTATATTCCTTTCACCAAAGGGTGCTGCATCAAGGCGGTTATCACTAGAACCAGAAAGTAACTCCGAAAAATCTATTAACACACTCCCAAAATTTGCTACTGATTCAGGTTTATAAATTTCTATCATTTCTAATGTTTCTTCTACTACACTTGTTAAATCTCTAGCAGCAATAAGTTCACAATGATTTCTAATAGTAGGTCTATTAATCTTTAGAATATTTTCCCAACTCATACTAAGACATTTCTCCAGTCAGCCATGAATGAATATGCTTCAATTTCGTCGTCGTTAAATTCATCTATTTCTTTAGCATGAGGCACTTCCATCTCTAAATCCACGACGGCGGGTTCTAGGTACGAAAAGGTCTTAATAACAGTTAATCCACAATAAAAAGATGTTCCTTCTCCTTTGTGGTATTTACCCAACAAAGGATGTGACGATGGATAACTACACCATCTTGCTGAAATAATGTATTCCCCAAACGTTTCTACAACATCACCTACCTTACCTTTTTGGTTGTGTGTAAAAGTTACTCTATCTAATACATCTAATGCTTTTTTAGCCAGTGGTTCAGTTAAGAGATTTTCTTCAATTATATATTTCTTTTTCACCTTTCTACCTTTATCATCATCATACCATTGATACCAATTAACAATACCTCTAGCATATGCTTTTAATTTATCAATACTTGGACCTTTACCTTCATACATTGGAAGGTTAGTTTTAGATTTTAATATATCTTCCCAACTCATCTTAATCACTCTAAATACATATCTGGCTCATTAATTTTCATTGGGCATCCTTCCAGTACTACACCGGGAGATGTTTCTTTATCAGCAGGTAACTTGTTAGGACATGGGCTACCTCCCGATACAAATTGTTTACACTTTGGACAAGTGCCAGAATAAGATACTCGATTTTTAATAATATTTGTCCAACTCATATCTATACCTCCGTATTTATTTCTTCTAACATTTTAATTGCAGTTTGAATATTTACTGAATCTTTACTAGACATACTTATGCGTGTTGATTGTAAATACTCAATAACTTTTTTAATATCTTTGGCAATATCTTCAACCTGTTCCATATAAGATTCCCCATAAAAATAGGGGTCTCTTTCAAATTTTATTATATCTTTCCAACTCATTGTAATTTCTCCGCAACTGCATCTCTTATGTCTGTCCACACTTCGGGGTATTTTTCAATTAATACTCTTTGAATAACCTCAACCTGCTGGACCACAATAGTTTCTTCTCTCTTGTGTACTAGTTGTCCTTTAAATTCTAACATATATTTAAGGGATTCCCTGATTTCTTTTGCTAATCGAGTTAGTGAATCAATCTGTCTAAAATCCAAATCATCGTTGTTACCTAAATCATTTACTTTGTCTTGTAGTATAGCAATATTATTAGAAAGTACATCCATTTCGTTAAAATCAATTCTTGCTAATTCTAGTGCTGCGCTTTTTTGTATCATAGGTTTTAGATGCTTACGCAAATGTAACTGAACTGCGTCTTCGGACATTTCTAATTGTTCTGCTATTTCGCTAACTTTAGTGCGACCATCTGAAAGCCCTGCTTCTATATCAGCCCTTGACTGATGTGTGCATAACTTACAATTGTCGTTTGAATGTGAAACATAATTGTCTGTATGGTTTTGCATATGTTTACGGGTAGTTCCGTTCCACCAACCATTATCTTTGTCTAATACTGACGGGTCAATACTTCCGTCAAGAACTCCTTGTTCTATAATATCACGTTCTTCGTGATTACAAACTGGGCAAGTTTTACGGGTTACTCTAGTCATTTACACCATCCGCCAATGTCCACAAAGCAGTAGTATATTTACCCGTTCCTACGGCACTTACCCTTATATTACTAACCTTTTTAAATCTAGGGTCTTTTGCTAAGTAATTACCTAAAGCATTTCTAGTAGGAATATATCTTGAACTCATAACATCAAACAACCCATCTAGAATTTCACCAACACTTCTAGGTCTACCATCAGATAATAACTTAATTATCCCGCGTTTTATATGACCGTCTTTTTTTGGTGTTGTGCCTTTAAGCATAACACCCGGAGTTCTTCCCGGAACATTAATTTGTCTAGCAATTTGTGCGCCACCAAAGCATTCTCTTGCTAATCTTTTTGTTCTAGCAATACTACTTAGTTGTATTTTAAATCGGTCAATATATTGAGTAATTGCTAAATCACCACCTTCTTTACCCCAACCCGGAACTGCTGCGTCTATTGCTTCTCTATCTGCATCACCCTTAATTGAAAATACATACTGTTCTACTTTACTACTAAAACTAGGTCTTGAACTACTTTCCCAAACAGGTTTATTTGAACCACGAACTTTTTTACCATCCCTGCGTACGGCAATTCTTGGATAAATAGAATCATCAGATAAAATTTCTGTGAAACCTTCTTTTAGTGATTCAACCTTACCTAATTCTTTTAAATTAACGGCTCTATCAATTACCAAAATGGGTATTTCTTCTGTAGTTGCACCTATTGGTTCGTCTTCTAATTGATTAATAATATTTTGTAACTCTCGAATAAATATCTCCAATGCTTTATACAAAGGAGGGCGTGACCTATTTGGTACAGGTAAAGCCCAACCTTTAACTTGGGCTTCGGTTAAATCATAAGATGCTCCTGTATATTGTATACTATTATCTTTATGCCATTTTTTCTTTGCTTCGATATATTTTAAAACAGTGGGTGTAAGAAAATGTCCAAAAACCTCATGTCTTTCTACTATTTTGGGTTTATTCGGATGGGGTTTTGATTTTTTATCTAGTTTGAATTCTTTAACTACTGTAAATTTAATATTACGTGGGTTAATTGCACCTTCTCCCTTTGTTTCTTTGCTTTCATCAACCGCCTTTAGAATTTCAATAGCGTCAGTAAGTAATTTAAGGTCCCGATTAAATATTTTATCTTTATTGGCTAATGTTTCTAATAGTTTAAATGCTGCGCCCATTCCGTCAAAACTTCTAATACCTAGTCGTGCATGAAGAAGACCATGACTTCTCACAGTTCCTAAAATGGATTTCGGTGTTGTAGCACTACCTTTAATTCCGGTAACGGTTACGTTTTTCTTAATAGCATCTTCAATTTGGGTCTTTGCACCCCTAATAATATTTTGTAGTTCATCACTAACATTTTTAACATTTTTAAAATCTACCATTATTTACACCCACATTTTGTTTTCTTATCTTTACATTTCGGACAAGAGCCATAGAGAATATTATGAACAGATGGAGTAAAACCACCAACGTTTGTTGTTGTTGCTCCTGCTGCTTTGTTTGCGTTTTCTAATTCAGACATTACATCTAACGGAATACCTAATTCTCGACCTTGTTTGATAAAAGCCTTTAGTGCCTCGGACCAATTATTGATTTCTTTTTCATCAATTGATTTAAGATAATTTTCCCAAGTCATTCAAACACTTCCTTATGTCCACATTTGTTACATTCCATGACCGTTCTATTCTTTTGTCCAGTATATCCACTTCTGCCTTTTTTATAAAAAGTCATCTTAAGTTCCCCTTGTTTACATTCGGGGCATTTAATTGCTTTAATAATATTTCGCCAATTCATTCTTCCTCATCTTCCTTAGCCATAGTAAAAGCCTGTAATATGTATGCCTTGATTTTTTGTAATGTTTTAGTGTCGTCTTTGCTACCCTCAATATATTCTAGGGTCTTTTCAAAAACTTCTTCTACATCTTCTTCTGGAAAATTATCGTCTAACCAATTATTAAACCATTCTGTTCGGGGCATAAACTCTCATTCCCATATGTAATATATAAATTATCTGTATGCTTCCATTTCTTCTTTTATTTCTTCTGTGAAATTTCTTGCTACTTCTTCCCAATCAACATCTGATAATCCATCTGAAGGTTTCATGTCTACTAATTCATCCATAAAACCTTGACTGTTGGGCATTATTTCAGATAAGTATTGGGCTAATTCTTGTATTGCTTCTTCTAGTGATGTGTTGGTTCCACGTATTGAATTAGTAATAAACCCCATAGCCATGTTGTATATGGATTCTTCGTTTAATGCCCATAATTCTGCGCTACGTGTTGCGGTGTCTATACCTTTTTGTAATCTTTGAGTGGCTTTACGCTCATATCCATAAATTAAAGATACTACATCAGAATGTAAATCATATATAATGTGGGTGTCCATGTATGTTTCACGATTGACGGACTCTTCTAATAACCAATAAATACCTATTTTTCCCATTAGAGTATCTTCATCTCGTAAAACCCCTGCCCAACCTGATGTTAATAATGAAGATATATTTCTAAACAACTGTAATAATTTAGAAAACATAGTTGTTTCAACGTCATTTAATACTTCATATAGAGCCTGCGCTATATTCATAACAGAGTTGCGAACATTATGGCTTTGGTCCGGGTCTTTAGCGTCAGCATATGCTGATATTTCCAAAAGTAAGGTTTTTTCTACTACAGATATAACTTTTTTGTGAATATCGGGTCTAATTTCATATAAGTAATCACTATATGTATCCAAAAATCCTTCAAGTTCGTCGTACATTAAATTTACAATTTCTTGGTCTAACCCATAACCTTGCATAAAAGAAACCTTTTCCGATAATTTAGGTTCTGTGTAAGAGTATCCGCCTTTTTTGTCTGGTTCTAAAAATTTACTAAGTATTTTAGTTACCATATCTGTTAGGTCGTTTTCTAATTTATCTAATAACCCATGCATACTATTGTCTAACTCCCTTAAAGTATCTTCTACATCATATTGGACAGCATGAACTGATTCATGAGATAATACCTCTACAAGAGCATCAAAATCTATTTCGCCTTTAACTTCATCCATTAATTTATCAGTAATTAATACAATTTCTTTTGTTGCTGCATCGTAATAACCTCTCTCCCCTTCTCCAGTTTGTTTAAACTTAATTGGAATATCTTTTATGTCTTTAAGAATATTGAACCAAGACATAATAATCACCTATAAATAAACAAAGGAAGCGTGTTGAGTTTATTATACATATCTCGACACATAATATCTTTCACTTCCTCGTATGACTCTACCTTAATCCCACCTTGTTTATTAACTTGTCTAAAAAGCACTGCAACATCTGTACCTTCTATTGGGTTGACTAAAGTAATTTTTGGTTTATCAGAAAGATGTGCGTTGCGATTAGAAAGTAATTTAGTGTATATTCCTTGACCGCGATTTTCGGGTTGAATATATGTATTGCCCACGAAGTAAAAATCACCCATGTCGGAAAAAGAAGAATAACCTAATACAGAATCTTCTGCGACATAAGCGTAATATGTAAGTGGAGAAACAACATTAGGATAACCTTTGTCTATTGCTGAAGTAAAATTAGTTACCATACTGCGAAAAGTGTCTTCTGGTAGTAATTTAAAATTAATATTATCACCAATCTCTACATGCTAAACACTGATTTGAATAATATCTTTTTGCCCCATTTTTTAACTTACAAGTTTTACAATTATGTCTTGCTCTAAATGATTTTTTTCTTTTAGTATTTCCACTTTTACCTGTAACCTTTGCGTTTGGGTCGCCCCAATGCGCCCTACGATATTTATTTTTTGTTCCTGTTGGAACACATTGAGTATATTTTTTATTTTTTAAAGGAGAACTAGTTTTCTTAGTTTTCTTAGTACACTTAGGTAAAGTGTTTCTTTTAAGAATATGCTCCCAACTCATTTATTCACCTCATAATTAAGTCGCCATGCTCATGCACATAAATTAATTTTCTGCGCTTCATAGCATCTAGGACTCTTTTGAGTTCTTTAGGTGGTGCGATGGCTTTAAGATTTTTCATACCTAAAGCACCTCCTTCTTTTTTGAATTCAGCAATAATTTTATCTTCAATTACTTTATCAGATTTAATAATATCAAACCAACTCATATTATCCTCTCCGTTTGAACCAACCGTGTAACCCTTGGTCTTGTTCCAATTTAAATGTTCCGGCTTTTCTTCTTTTCTTTTTACCTCTTTTACCTGCTCTACGTTTGTAATCTTTACAAGCAGAACAAGTTGGTCGACATCTACGTTTAGTTCCTTTAGAAGCATCTTTTCTCCCACAGGGTTCTGTTCCGGGTTTATCATCAGTACATGAAGAACAAGATACCCAATCTTTAATTAAAATATCTTTCCAAGTCATGTTCTTTTCTCCTTTGTTTTTTTCTTTTGTTGATTAATAAATTTACGATAAACATTAGCAGCAGAAATTTTATCCATTTCACGCGCACGTTGTTCCATAGCAATAGCGGCTTGTGTTTTATGTGCATGACTTCTTCCACTTCTTTTGATTTTAGAAACGGATGTTTTTGCATCCTTTACGGTAGCAAATTTTAGACCGTGAATTGTACCTTTAGGGTTTTCGTCAGTATATAGGTCGGAATGTTTTTTTGAGCCAGCCGGTTGTCCTTTTTTCCTAGGAATACGGGAAGCCTTTAAAATATCTTTCCAAGTCATGTTTATTTCTCCATTTCTGACCGCAGTTCTTTTATAGTAATATCTAAATCGTATTCTAATTTATCAATAAGTTCTTTAATATTTGGTTTAGGTTTTTTTAGTTCTTTAATTACCTCTTCTATATTGAAGGCGAACTGTCCTAAAATAGTAACTACTTCATTATCACCATCGTACCTTTTAATTTCATCGCGCCAACTCATTTCTTTTTCTTCCCCCAGTTCTTCGAACCAACGTTACGACATCGTTCTAAAGCACCAGAAGCGTAAGCAGAAGGCCAAACATCATATCTGGCTTTTACTTTATAATAACAAGCATCTCTCTTTTTTGTTCTTTTACTTCGGGCTTTAAGAGTATTAAACCATTCACCACGTTCTTCTGATTTTTTATAACCAGAAGCATAGGCAGCGGCTGCTTGT